TCCACAGTTGTTGTGTATTCAATTTCACAATGATCACAATTTCTTTTTCTTCTCTTAAAATGATAGCCACTCTTTCCTTTCTCAAACTTCTTTAAGTTTTTGATACCCGAATTACTTTTACCTTTTGGTAAAGACATACAATAACCCTAATTAAAGGTTAATTATATCATAAATTATGCCATTTCGCCTTTGCACCTTTTATCAGTGGCATGATCTTGTTCCTTTCTACAAAAACATGTTGGATTAAATGGTGAATTTATTCTACCGCATCTGGAGCATTCCCATGGATTATTTGACATGTATGGATCAAATCTGTAATGCCCCATTTGATAGTTACTCATCTGATTTATCTCTAATTGATCTTCTTATTAAAATACCTCTAATAACAGTTCGCAGAGACCCATACAATGATTTGATACGACCCTTTGCGTTAGCCCTGTGTAGTCTATAAAAGAACATTATTCTATCTTTCATCCCCAAATAACCCCTTTACCTTCGCATGAATGACACACAATTTTCACAAAAAAACCTTTATGATCCGCTGTCATTTCATCAGGAACTTTGTGCGGAATAGATCCGTCACTACAACACACAGGACACTTATACGGTTCCTTTCTTAATGAAGGTGCACATAAATTGTTATATGAATTCTTTATCGCATTAGCTAATAGCTCAACTTCATCAATCCTTTTATGCAAGTTATTAATATTTTCTTCAAATACCATGGGAAGTATTAAATTTTCTTTAATCGTTCCCATCCATTGTTCGATCTCTAAAAACCGTGTTTGAATATTTCGTAATATTTCACGTATTTCTTTTCTGTCATGAAAAGAATGCTCTCGATTAAGCTCTAATTTTAACAACCTGTTTTCTAAATCCTGACAGAATTTCATTAGATCAGATTTAATACTCGTTATTTCTGCATTTTTTAAATAATCACTCATTACTTTAAAACTCCCGAAATCATAATTTTAGCTAGTCGATCATAGCGATTAGATAACTTACGAGCTGCATTGCTATCCAGCAATTCCTTAGCTGCCTCTTGCCAGTCACGGTTATGCATTGCTTTTAACATCTTTTTGAATTTCATAATTCCATTGATTCCAACATTAAAACAAACATTAATGAGAACATACTTGCGAGGAAAATCTAAGGAATTAAAGAATAAAAGATCTCCTAAAATGTTTTCACAGCTTCTAATATTATTGAGGCAAAGATAAATAGCTTCCTCATGCGTTATTTTATAACCCTGAAGGTTTCTCCCTATGCCAATGGTTAAATTACCTTGAGGCGCTTTTACTGGCTCTCCTGTGGCATCATCATAAGCTATCGAACGAAATCCTTCGTCATTCTCAAGTAAGCCAACAATAATCAATCGTTGTTTTTCGGTTAAATTGGGCATTTTAATCGTATGTTCCAGTGCGTTCTTGCAGTTTAATTACGACCTTTTCAAGTTCATAAACTCTTTTATCTGTATAATGTAAGCTAATAGTTAAAACTGCTACTGCTACTATTAATAATCCTGTAATAAATCCTTTATCCATTAATCATTCCTTCTAAATAAATCTATTTTAAAGACATAAACTCTATCATTTTTTCCAATTTCCAAATTTCATCTTTTAATTCTTCAATCTTTTGTTTTGTCATGTCAACCATGTTAGAAAGTTCTGGATATAAAATGTGCAATAAAGAATCAATCATTATATTAAGCGTTTTTTTAATTTTGAAAGGGTTTGACATACAATCAGAAGTTACGGCCGTATTGATCTCTTTTCCATCTCTGCTCATATAAATAACAAAACCATTTTCTATAATTTCTGATTTAATGCTTAACATATTTCTTCCTATTTAGTTAACAGCAACTTAGTTTTCTATCATAATATTCTTCAATACTTTTCAACATATTTTTTACAGTGTATTCAATACTTTTTATTCTATCAGTAGTAATGTCATCTAAATCAGATTCAATATGCTGTAGTGAATGATAAATGTGAGATATCATTACTTCTTCTGTCAACATTAATAATCCTTCCTATTATTTTCATCAAGCTTAGCACGCAACTGTCTGACTTCTTCACGCAAGGTTTCATTCTTTTCTTTTTCTTCTTCGAGTTCTTTAGTATTTCCATAAATTTTAGGAAGAAGCTTTGAAGCAAGCCATTTACGAGTATCGATACGTAATCGAGAGCGCGCTGCAAACTCGCTATTAAAGACTTCACGTCCGTCTTGTGTCGTTATAGTATCGTTGCTGGAATCATCTGCGATATCAACGCATTCTTCCGCTAAAATATCGGCTTGAGCTAATTTAGCCTTAGCGTATTGTGCAGAAAATGATTCATTATATAGCCTCCAAACACGAATTGTCTCAGGTGTTGGAAAATCAGGATTATTGAAACATATTTTTCTAATTCCACAAGAAGAAATTGAAACAACCTCACAAATTTTTGTGGCCAATTCCTCGTTATAAATCGTCGGACGGCCTAATGTCTTTTTCTGTTCTGTGACTATGCTTTTTTGTTTTTCTTTCTTCTTTGGCATCTTGAATATCCTTTACGGCTGATTCCAGCGTTTTAGTTCTTCCTTCACCATTACACATAGGACAATCAACGAGAACACCACCTGTATCAGTATGAGAATAGATATTACGAACTTTATACATTTTTTTACGGCCTTTGCAGCGCATACAACGAATCATCTTATCTTCCATAAAACTTAACTCCATTTCTACGATAGTTATCCACAAAAATAGTGGATAAGTATGTGAATAACTAAAATAAATGAACTAATAGCAAGCATTTTAAACGTATTTAAGTTATTAGTCAAAAAATATGCAACATAAGATTAAATAGACTAAAATATTATGTTGACATGGTCAACTTACATGGTAATATATGATTATCAAGTAGACATGAAGAAGGTATACCAAATGCAAAATACGCTATGGCAAATAGGTAAAATAGTTAAGTTTGGCTCATTAATCCTTCGTGTTACTTCATTAACTACCGAAAATAAATATATTCCTGTGATTTATTGGCTTGAATCAATAGATAAAAAATATCAATACGAATATATCCCACGCAAAGGACTTTTTCGAATTAACTAAAATGGAGGTTTTTATGAAACAAAAATTAGATAACAAAAAAACAATATGCTTTTTAAACTCAGTGAGAGGAGAAGAATTATATCAAGCTTTCTATCAGATAGGGCTTACCGACATAGATAGATTGATTGGTATAAAATTAATACTACAAGCAGTTTTTTTAAAATTAACCAAAGGAGACAATAATGCAAATTAGGGGCATGATGGATGGTTGGACACCTGACGATATGGATTGTCGTGGTAATTGTAAGATATGTGATGATTGTGAAAAAAGCAAAGAATACAAAGATAACGAAGATTATGAAAGGTGGCGTTATGAACAATCAAACTAATTCAAAAGGACTTATTATGGATTCAATACAAACATTAATCCCATATTTACAAAATTTAGTTGAAAAGAATAATTGTGCTATCAGCGTCTCAAAAATTAACAATGAATTTGTGGTCAGTGTTATTGGACGTTTTAGAACAAGAACTTTTAAAGCCGCCAATAGCGGAGTTCTTATAACAAATATTAAGCGCTACATACAAGCTTAATTTTATGGGCATTAATTATACTAAATAATGCCCTTTATTTCAAATTTTCTATTGCTTCATGATATTTTTCTGTTACCACTTTACTAGCCTCTTTAGCCATATTTAAATTTCCAGCTTCACTTGCATATCGAAGCATCCATAAATTTGCCCTCTTACGCCCAAATCCTTGCGCTGTAGAGAATATTTTGGCTTCACCCATTCCATAGCCCCATTCTTCCAGATAACGATCTAGGATGGGCTTAAAATCGCTTGCCTTAAATTTGTTTAAAATTTTATCAATAAAAAGGTAATCATCACGAAGTAATTCGAAACCCCGTCTAGCACAATGTGCTTTAAAACTTTTCAAACGTGATTGGCTCACTTAATCCTCCTAGTACAATGGCTTATTGTCATAACGCCGTTTTTTACCAGTTGAATCTTCATACGTTTTTTTAGGTTTTTCATCAGCTAAAAATCCAATAAACTTTTCTTGCCAGTTTGAAGATCTTGTTTTGTATTTTTTATGAACACTAACAAACTTATCAAATAGTTCCACTGTTTGCATTTTTACAGATTGAGCGACACGATAAAGTTCCTTCATTCCGTTTCCGTCCGGTTCAAAGTCTTCAGGTAGAATTTTTAGATTAACAGAGCTCCGCGTAGCGGGCTTTTTATAGTTATCCACAGGGATTTGCTTAGCTCTGTTTTTATTTACTTTTATTTCTTTTATTTTAGGAACCCCACGCATGGGGCGGGGTAGTGCCATATGTGGGGTGGGGGTAGTGTCACTTGTGGGGTGGGGTGTCGATGAAGAATATTCCAAATTTTTATTGATTGGATCATCCATCCAAGGATGTTCTAAGAAACAATAATGATTAACTCCACCCGATTCAGCCTGATAAGTGTCTATTAATTCAACATCTCTTAATTCTTTAAGAGTTCTATTAACAGCACTTTTTGACATACCAACCTCTTCAACTAATTGTGGTATTGATCTGTGTACAGTTCCCTTAGCACTGCTCCACTGGGCTAACCGACCATATAAAATCTTAGCTTGGTGAGATAATTTTGAAGAAGAAACTTGAAGAAGCCAGCAAGGGATATAAACAGAAGGAGCATGAGCTTTCGGATTAAAACTTTTTTTAATAGATTTTTTCACAATTATATTCCCTGTAATAAAAAATTTGACCTTTCCGTAGTCAATGATACAATCAAAAACTACAGTTAGACGTTCAACGGTTAGACGTTCAACGGTTAGACGTATTTCGTTTATGCGTTTGTTCGTACTTACTAAAACAGTGGAAAAGACTAGAGGGTTCGTTCTTCTGTTAAATGCAAAATGCTATTGCTGTAAGCTAATAGAAATAGCTTACAGCAATCTTTTTTTAACTTTGATTCATTTCAGTCTCTGCCTGAAGAATTAAATGCCTATAGGCTTCTTTTTTCGTTTTAAATAAAAATTCTTCTTTAATCCAAGCTGATTTATCATCAGAATAAAGTACTGAATCATTTTCTTGGTCATTCACAATTCCATTGACCGTCAACTCATGTACCAATGGTTTCTGCATCCCAATATTAAAACAATAAATTTTATCACCCAGTTGAAATTTACTTCCTGAAGGTGATTTTAAAATTTTACATGGTTCAATGGCTTGATTGAGAGTCGTCATTTACTATATCCTTAAGTTCAGTCTTTATATCATTAAGAAATTTTTGAGTTTTATCAAGATTCTTTATTTGAATCATGAAGTCAGAAAACCAAGTGCAGAGATTACCTCCTATCCAGACGGCGCTGGCTTGTATCATCAAATCATCACTTTCCATATCAGAAGATAAAGTTTTTAATAAAACCCTTATATCGTCAAATGTCATATTAACTTTTTTAATATATTCTTTTTTTTCTTCTTTACTTACTTCCCTTATGTCCATTTTTTATCCTTTCAAAAATATTACCTATGATTGTAAATTCATTTTCACGCAAATCATATTTACAGAATTCTAACAATTTTATTGTATATTCAGTAGGAGACCCTAACTTAATTACAATATCATTTTCAAATAGTTGCTTTCCTAAGCTATCAAATATGGGAAATCCTTGCATCAAATTTTCATTATTAAATGAAGTAAAGCTAGTAGATTCATTATCTGAATGAAAATAAGTAATAGTAGGTCTACTATCGGATTTAAATGTTAATGATCTAATTTTGCACATACCACGTTTATCGCAATAAAATCTATAAATAGGGTAATTTATGTTTTCTATTACAGCTCCATCAAAATGATCTTTTGATGCTTTAAGAATTCCATTAGTCAATTCTTCATATTTTTTTTGTCTGTCATAAGGAACTTTTCCTTGTGACATCCAATGATAAAAAGAGGTTCTAGTAAGACCTATAGCTTTTATTGCTTTTCTGATACTTCCAAAATATGCATGAATTTCATCTGTTGTCATTATTATTTTTATAACTCCATTTTTTTAATTTTTTGAACCATATGTAAAATCAATGTTAAATAATCTTTAATTTGTGTTTCATTGGGTATTTCATCTTCATACCCACGAATTCCTTCCAAGGTATCGCACCCAGAACAGCTACCATAATAAACAGAAGTATAGTAATAATAATCTGGTTGATATCCAGCACAGCCAATTATGAATAATAACATCCCTTGATAATCACCTTGGTCTATTTCTACGATTCTAGAGGGGTCAAGTCTATATTCATCATTTAAATTATAATCCTCATATATAATATTAATTATTATTTTAAGCAGTTCTAAATAATTTTCAGGATGTTTTTGAGATAAAATATGTTTTAATTTATCTTCATTTTTAATAAAAATTTCTACAAATTCATCAATCATTAAACACTCCTTTAAATAAATAAACAATCGTCAGGAATTGCACCTGATTGCATAGCCTTTCAACCTAACTGATTGCTGTGTGCGGTATCTATGCGGGTTATAGTCTCCAGCCATTATCAGTATTGACACCTGCGTGTTCCTTCCACGCCGCGATTGTCATAAAATAGGAATTAGGCACGAAACTGAAATTAAACCTAGTCGGCTGGATTCTCTCGCTTCAGTTAATGATTTCATTTATTTCACTGTCAACAACGCTAATTCCTGTTGACAGGGTAAAGTATTTGTTGCATTATTGCAACTGGAAATCGCGGCATAGACAGTGATATGCAAAGACCAACGGTCATAGGTGGTTAGCTCTGAAACGGATCATAAGATGCTGAATTGAAACGCTAACAATAGAATATACGGATTTTAAATCCGTTAGGTTGAGAAACCCGATAGCCGAATAGCCGGTGCAATTCCGGCCTGTTTCCAATGAATCATAATAGATAATAGCGTTACCAGTTCGATCACGTGCGTTTCCCTTAAAAAAGGAAGTAACTGATGGCTACCCCAAGCACGTGTCGGGTAGATGGAAACGGCACCTAAACAGAGTGGTGTAGAACGCCGGAGGACTTGCAGCCGGACACTTGCGAAAAGCAGAGGCGTGACAGCTTGGAGAGACAGGCGACAGTTTAATTATAGAAAAGATTATGGCCGAAGATACTAATGTAACATCTAATCACCTAGGAAGGATTGGAGCATTCGCGGAATCTCTGCTTGGGAAAATTGGCCGCCAGTTATGGAAATCGCGCAGTGGACAGTGACACTGGAATAGCTATCAAGGAAACTTTCAGACTTGATAGTGTTTTTGATAAAATATGATGAAAGTAGGAATGCATATAAACCTAAAGCGATTATGCTCAACTGCTTAAAATATTCATAGCCGGTGCAATTCCGGCCGATTTTCTAAAATTTTTAGAGGACTTTTTTTGAAAAATAATACATTTGACCATCTTATCCCAAAAGTATCAGAATACTTAACAAAAGAATTTTTAAATAAGTTGTCTTCTTATCCAGAATTATCTGGTGATATTAATACTTCACCACTATTAAATATGATTTTAGGAGTTTTTATAAGTTCATTAGTAAATATTTTAGATGCTATTAAGGAAAATACAGAAGGAGAAGATAAGCTAATTAAAAATATTGAATTAGCTAAAAATTCCATTTTAAAATCAATAGAAAATTTACTTTTTATAAAAAAAGTAGATTTTGTAAAATAAGTTATGGAAATCGCGGCGTTGTAGAAAACGCAACCCTAAAGCTAGCAGTTGAATTTGAGCGTGGACTGGAAGGGTGCTCATGAGCTGGTTCGAATCCAACCGATTTCTTCAAAAATAAATGAACTAAACATCAAGTAGGCATGAAATGATTACACAAGAACAGCTACTAGCAAGAAAAAATTACATTGGCGGTTCAGATATGCCAATTATTTTAGGATTATCTAAATACAAAACCCCTTATCAACTTTATTGCGAAAAAAAAGGAATTCTTGATTTATCTTATGAGCAAACACCATTGCAATACTGGGGCAATCAACTAGAAGTTTTGATTCGCAAAGAATTCCGAAAGCGCAATAAAGTAAAAATAGAAATTCCAAATACAATTATTCATCCATTTTATGATTTCTTGGGCGCAAATCTTGATGGATTTATACCCAAATGGAATGCTATATTCGAGGCCAAATGTTCACATGCCTTTATGAGCTCCGTATGGGGTGAGCATGGTTCAGATACAATTCCAATGGAATATTTAGTCCAAGTCGCATTTTATTGCTCTGTAATGAATGCAGATTGTGCTTATATAGCAGTTTTGATTGGGGGCAACGATTATAGGGAATTCAAATATAATCGTGATCTTGAATTAGAAAGAACAATAATTGATGCGGCATGTAAGTTTTGGCATTCTATTAAAAATGATAGCCCACCGCCAGCAACGGCCATGATTGATCTTAAGCTAATGTTTCCAACTCATTCGCCAGATAAGATAAAAACTATAGATGCTGAAGTAATGGAACATTTATCAAAATTTAAGCAAGTTAAATCGAAAATGAAAGAACTTGAAGATATTGCAGAAAAAACAAAATTTAATATTTTATCTTATGTACAAGATGCTGAATGCTTGATTGACGCCAATGGCGATACATTGGCAACATATAAAGCGAATAAAAGAGGGTCACGAACGTTTTTAATTAAAGGAGCAAACAATGACGAGTGAAGTTAAAAAAGAACTAGATCAATATATAAAAGAAGTACAAGACAGTTTAATAAAGCCTATTGAAAATTTAATAACAGCATTAGATCAAAAGCTGATATTGATTGCTAATCAAGAAAACGTTCTTATAAAAGAGGCTGATTATTTAAAGCAAAGACATTCAATTATATCTAATAATTTAGAAAAAGTGTTGCCTATAATAGAAAGGCTCGAAAAAACAAATCAACATTTTTGGATCCAGCTTGATAGTTTTTTAAATTCAGCAGTTCAGCAAGGAATACAAGATTTTTTAAGCCAATATAAAGTAAACATTAATATTTCAAGTAATGAGGAAAGCAAAAATGTCTAATGATCTAACAATTACACAAAATCAAGAGTTGCAAATAGCACGCCAAGAAAATGAAATATTAAAGCTTAAATTTGAGCTTCAAAAAATCCAAGCTCAGAAAGCTTCTCGCTTAGAAGATAGCTTGTTTTCACCTGTTTTATTTCCGCATTATAAAATGGTCTCTGAAACACTATCTAAATCAGGGGTTATTCCTAATATTTATAAGGGAAAACCAGAGGATATTTTTGTTGCGATGGCTATGGGGTATCAATTAGGTTTTCCAATAGAGCAAGCATTGCAAGATATAGCAGTTATCAATGGACGTCCGTGTCTTTGGGGCGATGGTTTAATGGCATTAGTTCTTGTGCATCCTGAATGCGAAGATATCGAAGAAATAGCTATATACAGCGGTCAAGTTGTTACAGGATATATTTGTACCGTTAAACGAAAAGGTCATAAACCCCATTCAAAAACATTTACTATCCAAGATGCTACAAATGCGGGGTTATTATCAAAAGGCGGCGTGTGGAAAAATTATCCTGAACGTATGTTGCAACTTCGTGCAAGAGCTTATGCATTGCGCGATAAATTTGCTGATGCATTACGCGGATTAAGGCAAGCTGAAGTTGAAGAAGATGATGCTAGAATTATTGAATCTGAAGTGGTATCCTCTTCAGTAATTGAAAATACTCAAGTAGAAAAACTCAAAAATATTTTAAAAAATAACAATCCTCCGAAAGACACGCAGAAAGAAGAAAAGAAAAATACTGAATCATCAAAGAAAATAGAGCCAATCGATGATGGAACAGCCATTTGTGACGATGATATTCTTGAAATTCAACGATTAATGGAAGAAAAAGGTTTTGATGAAATAAGACGCCTTAAAGCGATGGATTATTTTAAAGTAGAAAAACTTGTTGAGCTTACTAATACTCAAGCAAAAGTTTTCTTGACTCAATTATCAAGAGCTTAACAGGGATAAAATGATCAATAAAGCAACTATTTTAGGACACGTTGGAAAAAAAGATTTTAAAACTACAAAAAATGGCACTCAGTTATGTCAATTATCAGTTGCTACCAATAAAAAGTATATTGATTCACAAGGTTATAAAAAGAACATAACCACATGGCATAATATTAATTTCTTTGGCCGCATAGCCGAAGTTGCAAATAAATATGCCTTGGTGGGCGAATTAGTCTATATAGAGGGCGAGATAAACAACAAAAAAATAGATGAAAATGGGGTTGTTAAAATTATTCACTCAATTACTGGATGCGATATTAAAGTATTGCATATTAAAAACAAAGAAAATAAACATTTAAATGAAAATGACAATATTGGAAATATGATTAATGAGGATTTAATCAATGAATGAATTTCATAATAAAACGAAAGAACAGTTAACAAAATTGCTAGATACTCTTTCTTCATATAAACAAGGTTGTGATGATTCTTTCAAAATAATAAAAGAAAATCACGAAAGAACTTCTGATTTCTATGAAAAAAAAGTTTCCCTTTGCAAGAAAGAATTAGATAAATTATTATTCGAAAATACTAACTTATCAAGCAATAGTCTAATGAACGAATGTTGTAAAAAAACATATAAATCAGTAATAGAAGAAATTCTTTTTACTCTTGAAAAGAGTCCTATAAAGTCTTTGAAACATTATATATCTGTTTTAAAATATACTTTAAAATATTTAAATATGTATGAGAAAGAAGAAGTTCACCGAAAATTAACTATAAAAGATGGGTTAGTATCCAAATTATTATAAGGAAAATATTATGAAAAAGAAAATTGCTTTAGCTTGCGCGTTACTTTTGTCAAATTCTGCATTTTCAGGAGTAAGTACAACTGTTTATGTTCAGCCATTGACACACGCAATACCGAATGTCCCATATTATATAAGTACAGGTCATACTTATTATGTGCAGAATGATTCTGGCATAGTTCAAAACGTAGCTGTATGTATGACGACTGTACTTTGCTATAACGCAGCACCTCAATATAAAAAAATACTTCAGTCTTGTGATCGTTTTGTATTACAACCGGGTGAAATAAGAAACAGAGCAAATAATACAACCCTTCCGTTTAATTATCCATTTTCAGGATATTGCGATGTTGCTGCAACCACAGAATCTTTCGGATGGCAACACAGCTTGGCTTCTAAAAATGGAAAGCTAAAGGTAGCACCTAATTGATGCAAGCTTACTGTACGCAATTTACGGATCGTGAATGCAGAAAGGAGGACTGTTGTATGGATAAAATTTGTCAAAAATGTAAAAAAATTGGTGAAGATCACAGAACATTATGGATGTCATGTTTCTATGATATGAATGAGTTAGATATTCCTTTTCAAAAAGAAAAGGTAATAGCCCAATGCTGTGGGAAAACTTCACATGAATTTCATACATTGAGAGTCTGTAAAAGTTGTCGAGCGGACTGGATGGCAGCTATTCAATTATGGTGGAAAACGGATCCTTGTAATGAATCACCTGGAACCGGAATTTATATTCGTGAACTTGGTAAAACAATAGAAATCACAGAAGAAGAATGGAAAAGACGAAATCCAAACATAGAGCCGGTGAGATTCAAAGATGAGTGAATTTACTTGCTGCAAGTGCAATAACACCTACGAGAAACGTCCTTATGAAGAATGGAACGATGTCGATGCAGCGGAGGAGTTATTAACATTATATCCTGAAACAAAGAATGATCCCACAGACGTGTTGTGTGACGATTGCAATGAATTATTTAAATTTTGGTTTGGTCAATTTTCCGATGAAGAAAAAAAACAAATGCGTGACGATTGGAAAAAAACAAGATAAGGAATATTTTTTTAATGAAAATCTTTATAGAAGGTGGAAAACCAATTAAGGCTTGGATTGATGGAGTTCAGCTTGAAGATTCCGCAAGACAACAACTAATTAATGTATCGAAAATGCCTTTTATCCACAAGCATATTGCTGTTATGCCTGATGTTCACTGGGGCATGGGTGCCACAATAGGAAGTGTCATAGCTACTAAAGGTGCAATCATTCCTTCGGCTGTAGGTGTTGATATTGGCTGTGGTATGATGGCTATTAAGACACCTATTAAGGCTAGTGATTTACCCGACAATTTATTATCTATTAGATCAGCTATTGAAGCCGCTATTCCGCATGGGCGTACTGATAATGGCGGATCTACTGATAGAGGAGCATGGCATGATTTACCGCCATGGATCGATATTATTCGGGTGCAGTTAAAAGATGATTATCAAGTTATATTAAATAAACATCCTGATTTAAAGCCACGTAAAGAACCTTGGCACCATATGGGTACATTAGGAACTGGAAATCATTTTATAGAACTGTGCTTAGATCAGAATCAAGATGTCTGGGTAATGTTACATAGTGGAAGTCGAGGAATAGGTAATAAAATCGGCTGTTATTTCATCGAAAAAGCCAAAGAAGAAATGCATAAGTATTATATTGATAAATTCATTCCTGACATTGATTTAGCTTATTTAGTTGAGAAAAGTGATATTTTTAATGATTATATTGAAGCTGTAGGTTGGGCACAATTATTTGCTTTTTTTAATCGTCAAGCAATGATGAATCTTGTCCATAACATTCTTACAAATAAATTCAAAGAAGCATATAGTCGAACTTATATTCTTGAGAAGGCGATAAATTGTCATCACAATTATGTAGAGCGAGAAAACCATTTTGATTCTAACGTGTTAGTAACTCGTAAAGGCGCAGTACGTGCACGTGAAGGCGATCTTGGTATTATTCCTGGCTCAATGGGAGCTAAAAGCTTTATTGTGCGCGGCAAAGGGAATGATGAGAGTTTCCATTCATGCTCGCATGGCGCTGGTCGGTCAATGAGCCGTAATGAAGCCAAGAAACGCTTCACATTAGAAGATCATGCAAAGGCCACCCAAGGCGTTGAGTGCAGGAAAGATGAAGATGTCATCGACGAAACACCAATGGCCTATAAAGACATTGATGCTGTCATGGCTGCACAGTCCGATCTTGTTGAGATTGTTTACACTCTGAAACAAGTTTTATGTGTAAAAGGATAGGTGATAGATTCCTCAAAATAAAGACCGGTAATAAGACTTACCGGCCATAGTGAATACGGAGATTATCTAAAATGACTAAACCTGAAAATTTTTATCCGAAAGATGGATTAATGAGACTACCGGTTCACATTATAGAAGATATTTTTAAGAATGGATACGCATTTATTACATTACTTAATGGCGAATCTAAGAAAATAACTTTAGAAGATTTAGTTTTCAAAAAATCAGAAATTGAACAATTTGAAAAAACTGAAAAATTCAAAGAATTCAAAAGAGACTGTGAATTAAAGAATAAAATAGAAAAAAAGGAATTCAGTGAAAATGAATGATTATGAATTAGCCATACAATTAAAACACCGAGTTTTAAAAGTTATCATCGAATTTTTAGATGAAAATAAAAACTTAAAGGATCATGAAAAAGCCACAGCAATATCTTTTATGTTTTCCGTCTTAATATCTTTATTTGCGCGTGGAGTCAAAGAAAATAAAAATAAAGGATATAGTCCAGATGACTTTATAGAAAGAATTTTTAAAGGGGCAAAAATACATCTTAAAGAATTCAGTGAATTAAAGGAAACAATCAATTAATGAAAATTTTTAAATATGAAATACCAATAGAAGATAAATTTGATCTTGAATTGCCCTCTCACAGCAAGATTCTATCCTTTCAAGTACAAAATGGAAAGCCTTATATCTGGGTTTTGCTAGATGAAAGCAAAGTGTTAAAACATCGTTACTTTACTATAGTTGGATCGGGTCACGAATTTGATCATCATCCTGATACCAGTATTTACATAGGAACTATCCAAATGGGATTATTAGTCTGGCACTTATTTGAGGATTTAATATAGTGGAATGGATCAGTATCAAGGATAGATTGCCAACTGAGATGACGGCCTGTCTTGTTTGGGCTCATGGCTATGCCAGCGATTATATTGAGATATCGGTATATCAAAAAAATACCTTTTTGGTTGATAATGTTACTCACTGGATGCTCTTGCCGGAGCCTCCAAGATGAAACGTGGATCAGAATTAACGGACGAACATAGAGAAAAAATATCAAAAAGCTGTAAAGGGAAAAAACTTCATAACAACAATGCTCGTAAACCCATATTACAATTAGATATGGATGGTAACTTTATAAAAAGATGGGATAGCCTTACTGAAGCGGCTAAGGGAGTTAATAGAGCAATATGCAGCGTAGGTCTTTGTGCACAAGGATTTGTTAGGCATAGCGCCGGCTATAAATGGAAATATGAAGATGAAAAAGAATGAGAGTATTATTAAAGTGAGCCTTTATGACAATAGTTAGAAACGAAGATTTACCAGAAGGTATGAAGAAAAGACAAAATCTCGCTCATGTTATTGCTAAAAGAATTTTTATAGAAGCTTGGAATTTTAGCATAGACGAATGTGAAAAAATGGGGTGTCAAATAACCGGAAATGAAGCGTTAAGTTACCTTACTACGATTATTGCACATATTGGCGGGAAGTGGATAGTTGAAATGAATAAGATAGCCCAAATCGATGATGCTGGTGTTGAGAGAGAGGAATTAATTAAAGGAGTCCTTAATGGAATATTAGCATTTATAAACTGCAAAGCCGAGTGGGATAATGAAAAACCAGAATTGCCAAATGGGATTAAAAGGATAAATAAATGAAAAAAATTAAAAAAAACTTAAAAAATATTATTGAAGAAATTGAATGGGCTGTCATTGAATCTAATCGAGGCGGTGGAAAACTATCAAGTGATGCTATTTCGGTCGGTTTTGTAGCCTCAAAGAAATCTAAGCCTGACTTAATCAATCGTGTTGTCATTCGTCTTGGTGCTAACGTAGTAGAAAAATTGAAATGGAATACCGGTGATAAAATCGTAGTGATGCATGACAAAAAAAATCTAATGAACTTTCTTTTAGTCAAAACAGAAGCAGGAAGAGGATTTAATCTATCCAAGGAAAGTTTGGTAAATTCTCATAAAGTACAGTTTACCTGGTCGCACAAGACCTCTTTAATAAAACGGTCTCATGGAATAGTTGATTATCATATTCAAAATAATCAACTCATTATTTTTACTATTGATCCATTAAAAAATACAAGGAATTAAAATGTTAGATTTCAGAATAGAATGCACTCAGGATAGAATTAACTTATATAAAAGGTATAAAAAGATTTTTTTAGCTGTGATCATTATTACTGCATCAATTATTTGTTATGACGCATATGTACTTCAAACACATGAACTTAATAAGTTTATTTTAATATGTATTGGGCTATTAATAGGTAACATTTTTTGGTTATCAATAGATGTACTATCATTTAAAAATGATATAAAAATTGATTTAAAGTCATTAGAATATTTAAAAAAAATGGAAAATGATGATTTATATATTAATTTTATGAGAGGTCTTCAAGATGCAAAAATTAATTATGAGGAGTCAAAAAAGAATTTTGATTTATTGACAAAGCAGTATCAAGATTCTAAATCTAAAACTGATTAATTAATGATCGATAATAATTATATATACATTTTGACATTTATACATCTATATGTAAAAATATAAATATATTAGTACATATAGGTGTTTAAATGATTATTTCTATATTAAATCAAAAAGGTGGTACAGGAAAAACAACGCTTGCTGTCAATCTAGCTCGTGGATATACAAAGCTAGGTATAAGCACGATTTTAATCGATTCAGACATTCAAGGTTCAGCACAGCGATGGCATGAGCGAAGCAATGGCCAATTAATTGATATGACCTGCTTACCTATGAATACCTTAGATAAGGATATTCAAAAATATGTCAGTGTCTACAACCGCATTATTATTGATGGGATACCTCGCATTTCTCCTCTAACTATTTGTGCAATTAAATGCGCTGACTTAATTCTCATTCCTGTCCAACCTTCCCCTTACGATGTCTGGGCAACAGAAGATTTAGTTAGAAATGTTAAAGATAAGATATCTATGTCCGATGGTAAAACTAAAGCAGCTTTTATAATAAGCAGAAAAATAACAGGCACTAACCTTGGGCGAGACATTCAAGAAGAGCTTAAAAAATTAGAATTACCTATCTTTTCTAGTACAACCTCTCAGCGTGTAGCCTATGCAACGAGCGTTGAAAAAGGTTTAAGTGTGCTAGATGGAGAATATTATGACACGGAAGCTTGCAAAGAAATTAAACAAATCATCTGCGAAATTGAAGGGTCTGAATTCAGCGAAGTTGATAAATTCTGAAAAGGAAAAAAAGATGGCGTTCATTGAATCTGGTAAATCTTTTAATAAAGATGATAATTACAAAAAAATGAAAAAGCGCATGGAAAATATGGACGTCACTCAATATACATTAAAAATGCCTACAACATTATATAGAAAAGTAAAAGTAAAAACAGCTCAAGATGGCGTAACAATTAAATCCATTTTGATGGACATGTTAGAGAAATACATTAATAAATAAATACATCTATATGTATTTATTTATTAATGTATAGATTTATAAATTCTAAAAATTATGAAGTAAAAACCCCAGTATTCCTATCATAAGAGATATAATAAATGTACAACCAATAACAAGACTACCTAACTTAATTACCATTTCGTTTTTAATGTTTTTTATTTCATTGCTTAATTTTGTATCTAGGATGAGTATGTCTTGTTTTAACGCAACATCATTATTGATAATTTCGGAAAGTTCTTCAGCTTGTATTTCTGCCATTTCATTTGCATCTCTAGCATTCTTTAATTTGTTCGCATAATTGATTGCATTGAAGCGCATTGTAACCATCTCCCTTTCTCCATCCATAGATAATAGCTAATGAAATTATTATCATAGTATTAAGGAAAAAGAAATTAATAGTTCTACGTGGAACAATCATGGGAGGACGGGGTGAGTCACCCCATGATTGATTGGTAGGTAACGCTAATAAGGAGATGTCCTTATTTAAAATACACTACTATGAAGCAGCACGCAATAATTGATAATTAACAATAGCATCATTTCCCGGATCTGCGCTAAATGTTACAGTTAATGTATCATTAGTTACGACAGCTTCAACGACAGTTACATTTCCAGTTCCATTATTTACCATTTGAACAAATGCGCGATCCGTAGCAGCAACGGCACCTGTAACGGTAATAACCTCAGCCGCAGCTCCTCCAACCGTTGTATGTTGTCCCATGAATTTAACTACGCCAGCAGGTGCGACACCTGCTGCTAATTTAGCTAATGTCACAACGCCTGCACTAATTGTTAAAGCACCGGATGCAATAATAGTTGCATCTCCCGACATAGTAACAGCAGTCGGTACGTTTCCAGCAGAACCAACTATAATTAATCCACTAGTTAATGCAGCTAGCTTGCTGAATGCAATAGCAGCGGAAGCTGAAACCTTAGCATCAGTAATGGCGCTATTAGCAATAGTAAGAGCACCTGTATCTGAAATTGTAGCATCACCAGACATGGTAACAGCGGTTGGCACATTACCTGCCGAACCTACTATAATATTACCACTTGTTAACGCTGCTAGTTTACTAAATGCGATAGCAGCAGAAGCCGATACTTTAGCATTAGTAATAGCATTATTAGAGATTGTTAAAACACCAGAATTTGATATTGTAGCGTCTCCTGACATAGAAACGCCTGTCGCAACGTCACTAGCATTTCCTATGAAAATTAAACCATTAAGAAGGGTATTAGGGGTGGAATTTGCAGTAAATGACCAATCACCGGCTGAAAATGACACGTTAAATAGATTTACCTGAGCAACTCTTGCATTCGGCGTGAGTCTTGTCACTACAACTGCCATATCAGTTTCTGAAACTTTGTTTCCTTGTTCTACAAATTTATTCAAATATCCCGCAGTAGTGACGGTTGCAACCGTATCATTTGTGTTAAAAAATATAAATCTGGGTTCAATTCCTTCTTCCCCAACTTGTCCTAATTGAAAATTTAAAATACTCATTTATCGCTCCTTGATTAAATTATAAAATTTTTTCCCTTATCTAACTCTGCGTGCTCCAATATAGCCATATGCTGCTAAAGTACTCGTAATAAATACTGCACTTACGGCTAAATAAATAGTCGCACCCGCAGTAGAAATTCTTCTTTGCCCGACAGAAAATCCTTGTACAGAATTTAATGGAAATGCTAATGAATAATTTGCAAAAGCACCCGCCCCAGGAGCTGTTGGATGGGCAAAAGAATTAAAACTAACTGATCCAATTAAATTGGTTATAACTGTAGTTGCAGCAGGCACAAAAAATACATTTCCAAATACTTGCCAATCTCCTGGTGTTAATATAATAGAAGTTACTGCCGCGACTGTAGCAGTAGTTAATGAGACAGCACTTCCTAAGACTACAGTCGATTCAATTATTTCTCCAACGGCTCCTGCTACTGCATTATCAGTAGTCGTTGTTCCCATCATCCAATTATCTATAGAATTATTCATTCCCATAATCATTCCTTATGCAATATTGATATTTCCTATGCTGCTCCTTACCTCAACTTCAGTATTTGCAGTAATACACGTAAATTCCACACAATTTCTTCTATTAGAAGATGATATGTTTCCTGCAACAGAAGAAGTTTGATTTCCCATATAAATAGTTTGACCAGTATTAGCTTGTACTAACCAGCCACCAGCGCCTTTTCCTACAATAGAAAAAGAATCTCCAACTGCTAAGGTTGCAGGGATTGTTAGCGTCACTAATCCTGCATTATTCGCAATATAAGCATTATTTATCGTCATTGCTTGCGATGTTCCAGTTACTTCAGACCATCCATAACCACCGCCCGTAACATTAGCAGTTATTGATCCCGCACCATTTGTAATTGATAGTGCATTTCCTGCTGTTATTGTTGCAGCAGTAGGCGTGCCACCAGTAGAACCAATAATCAATTGTCCATTCGTCATAGTGCTACTAAATGCAGGAACACCTGTTGAATTTGTAACCAAAACCGCGCTATTTACTGTGGCTATTCCTGCGACAGTATTTGCAGCCGATGAATAAAGAAGTTGATTTATTGTTGTTGTGGCTGGCCATGTAGCGGTAGACCATGTTGGTGCGGCTGAAGAACCCGATCTTAGCATTTGTCCCGCTGTTGCAGTTCCAGACAAAATTTCCATACTATCCGAATCTGTATAGACTATGCCTCCATTGCTGGCTATAAGTGCCTTATTGGATCCTCCATTAGATAATCCAAGCACTCCAGTAATACCAGTCGTTAAAGGCAATCCTGTACAATTTGTTAAAGTTCCAGAGGTGGGTGTGCCTAATATCGGAGTGATAAAAGTAGGCGAAGTATTAAATACTAAAGAGCCGGTTCCAGTTTCATCTGTAACTGCCGCAGCTAAGTTAGCACTTGAAGGAGTTCCTAAGAAGGTCGCAATACCTGCGGCTAGACCACTCACACCCGTAGAAATTGGCAACCCTGTACCATTCGTTAAAATGATAGCTGTAGGTGTGCCTAAAGCTGGCGTAATAAGAGTAGGACTTGTTTGCCCAACAAACAAACCAGTTCCAGTCTGTCCTGATAGAGCATTATTTACAGCATTATTTGTAGCCATTTAAAATCCTTTTTAAACGACGGTTATTATTCCCTGTGGGGCTCCCTGTACTGTCCAAACTGTATTGGCAGTAGTGCATATTAAATTAATAGAATCACCTGCATTAGTTGATGCTAATGAACCACCTGCGCCAATAGTTGTTGTACTGCTTCCGAATTGTATAGATTGTGCTGCATTTTGAGCAATCAACCATCCTCCAGCGCCTTTTCCTAATACACTTATTGCTGTGCCATAGACTGCTGTTACTGGGAGCGTCAATGTAACTAATCCTGCATTATTTGCTGTATATCCACTATCAATCGCCATTGCTTGTGAGATACCTGTTACATCAGTCCAAGATAGACCGCCGCCGCTAGAAGCTATTGTTAAGGAATTAGCGCCCGGTGTAAGCGTGATTCCCGTTCCTGCCGTAATTGAAGCAGCCGATGGTGATCCACCGGTGGCGCCTATCATTACTTGTCCATCCGTTAAGGATGCGCTCCATGATGGTACGCCAGTAGAACTTGTGCGAATCATAGCGCCGTTAGATGTAGGCAGCCCCGTTACTGTATTTGCAGCCGATGAATAAAGAATCTGATTAATGGTTGTAGTTACAGGCCATGTTGCTGTAGACCACGTGGGGGTAGCTAAACTTCCTGATTGGAGCATTTGCAACGCTGTGGATGTGCCGGCTAATATTTCCATTGAATTGGCATCAGTCCAAACAATTCCGCCTGCATTTGCAGTTAAGGCTTTGCTTGATCCACCATTAGCAAGTGTTAATGGATTTGTTAAGGTTAATGATGAAAATGTTGGTGTACTTGTCGGTGCAATATCTTGAGGTGTCGTTAATGTAACAGCTCCACTTTGCGGAATACCAAATGTTCCATTGGCAAGTACTTGATTTGCTGTACCTATAATATCATCAACTGTTGCGCCAGAAGTAAAGCTTAAATTTCCAAATCCATCAGTTTTTATAACACTATCTGCAATACCATCAGAAGCTGGCCATATCAATTCATCTAATATTAACTGACCATTATTTTTTGGTTGAACAGAAACATCGATATCACCATCAATTCCCTCTGCTGTATATAAAACTGCTGTATTAGTAAGAGAATTAACCAAACGAGGATAATTTACCGCAGAGACACCAACCGTTCCATAGCGAAAAAAATAATTTCCGCTTGCATCTTTAATTCCAGTGCCAGGAAAATCAAAGATATAATTTTTTGTTAAATCACTTGAGCGCAATCCAACTGGTTTATCACCAAATTGCATTTCACCACCAGGTTGGAATTGGTCAAACTTTAAATCGGTAGCCATCCTTGGCTCCTTAGTTTAGTTATTTGTTCCTAAAGCATAAAGAACAACACTGACATCCGTGCCAGCCGTTGCTGTAATAAAATGCAGTACGTCACCTGCCTTTACTTCCCGACATAAACTTTTTGCATCTGTAATTAACTCTGAAGTAGTTGCAGCAAATCCGGCACCCGCTGGAACTGCGGCAGTAGCATTTAATGCAACCCAAACTAATCCATTATTTTCAACTTTAATAATAGCTTTATATCGGCCTGCATTGCCGGGTATAGTAAGTGCTGTGTCTGTAGTAGCTGCTAAACTAGCACTATATTTTAATTCAGAAAATCTTAGCCCGAAATCATCTACGGGTTGTTGAGATATATAGGGCGCAACCATTATAAAATTCCTTTTAGTAATTAAACAATTCCAAGCCTTGCATCGGCCACATAGTGAAATTCATAATAACCTTGATTTGCTGGATCATAAGCAATACTTGTTATAGGCGTATTATTAATAGCACGTACTACAACTGAATAGACATTTTGATCGGTATCAACCCACCAAGTATTAAAATTAGCTAAAACAGGATTAGATGCGCCAATAGGGAGGCCAACAAATACACGAAATAAATTGGGCGTGCCTGATGTCGGCGCATAAAAAACCATTGTAGGAGCAACCCTTTTTACTGTCTTATAAGATATAGAAAATGTTTTTGCATATACACCATCAAAGCCAGTATCAAACAGCAGTGGCACATTTTGTATTAAATTTCCAGCAGGGGTAATTGTTCCAGGAGGAATTCCGTTCGCGTAAGTTTTTTCATAATAATATTGGCATTCACGCAATACTTGATCTAGTGTTTGTAACGCAGGACGCGTTGGAATATCGCCCGGTGTAACTGAAATGGAATTAATAATGATACTAGTACCAGCATCTGGATAATGAAAAGTTACTACTACTGCTAATTTTTCAGTATCACTTAATTGTGCCGCATCTGTTATTTCCCATCCAGTAAATCCATAATCATTTTTTCCATCGTCTACACCTGCACTATCAACAATGCTGCTCAAATTAACTTGTGGAGTATCTAATCCACTCCTTGGAATCAAGGTCCAATTAGCCGCCGTCAATGTAAATGTACCATCAGCAGATAAAGTACCAATAGTTGTAGGAAGGGTGGGAACTAATGCAGCTAATGTTCCTCTGTAGAGATAAATTCTCATTGAGACATTATCGCCTGGTATTAATTTATATCCATAGACATTTACTGATAAACGACTTCCTACTATTTCTTTTACTTGTTCGCCTGTTAGATAAGTGAGTATATAAAAAGCATCATTTGTTCCTGCTGTTCCGAAACTTAATCCATGAGTTGAAACGTTTTCAGACCAAGCAACATTCCCTGTCGATCCTCTCGCAGCAATCGTTTGATCAACAACATAAGCAGCACTTGTTGAAAGATTACCTCCTAATCCAAACTGAAATGGATTAACTGTGAAATCCCATCCTGTCAATAAACTTGATATGCGTTTTGCATTATTTCGAGGAATATAATAATCCCCCTGAAATGCTTCATTTCTATTCGATGAATCCATATCAAAATGAACTAAATCAATTGATTCACCTTGAGTAGGAACAACCTGAATAGAGCTAACACGGACATGACTGCTTGGAGTAAATGACAAGTAAATATCTATGTATCCATCGATACCACTATTAACATCATTAGATGCTGGAATCGGATCTTCAGTAGAGCCTGATAATACCTGATAATTTGATTGGAACGTACCATCAACAACGACTATTGGTGTGCCCCCGCTGGAAGGACTATAAAGCATTTGAATGCCCGTTGTTCCAAGCACTTCATTACGAACCAATAAACTTCCTGCAAGAAATATATTGTCATTTGCAGTGCTTGACCATAATCCTGAATTGAATAGAAAACGCTGTCTTAAATAGCAGGTAGTAATTCCCACAGACGTTAGAACATCTAAAACATATGGCGGGCTTGTAGGAACTTTATCATTTCCTGTAATGGCAATTCTTTGCACTGTAACTGTACCGGTTCCGCTTATGACAAAATCCCAGTTTGGCGCTAATTCAAATACCTGATTTGTAGCGGATGCTACAGTGAAAACTGTGGTTTTACCTTCATTAATAAAAATGTTGGTAAATGTCGGATTAGAGATTTGATTATTCAATCCCATTTGATTTTTTGTCGGATCATTGGCATTCGTTACATTAGGCCAAGCTTCTCGAGTAAATTGCTCAATTCCACCTTGGTCAAAAACACGAACAAAATATAAATCAAGGTTTCCCTCTAAATCATAAGGATACCAGTAGATAACCTCATTATCTCCACCTGAATTTTGCACAGTTCCGACAGCACTTAATGTTATTTCAGCACCCATTGATGTATAGGTGTAGTTCGGCGGGGAACCTGATAATTGAAAAACTTCTTTGGGTGTTGTTCTTGCATTATCTTTAAAAAATTGAAGTTTTCCATTTGCCAATGGAAGGCCATCGTCTTTATCTCTAAATAAAGATTCTAGGTCGCTTGCGACTATATATCGTTCATCGAGTGCCATTATTTTATTCCTTGACCTTGTTTTTCAATCATTCTATTAACAAGCCATTCACGAGCTTTAGGATTTGTCATTAGCTTATTGAATCCTGCTGATCCTAAATAAGCTCCAGCAGCGGTATGTGGTGCCATTCCTGCTGCAACACCACCTAATAATAATTTGACATTTTTTGCACCAGTTTGTGGGTTATACATTAAACTTAATGCTTTTTCGTTCATATTTCGTAAAGTTGAATAATTCTTTAATTTTTCTTGAAGTCCTTTATCTGGAAATAATGCTTGAAATTGTCTATCACCTAGATTTTCTATTAATGATGCTAATTTCTTAGGTTTGACTCGTCCAAATTTATCAAGAGAACCCTTTAAATAATGATGACCTAATAATTTAGATTCTTCTGGAGAAACTAAACTATTAATTTTTTCGATTGTCTTATATTCATCAAACTTTTTACTTGGTTTAACAATTTTAGCGACCAAAATTTGAGCATCTTTTTTCTTTAAAATTTTGTCAATATCTTCATCTAAAAAAGGTACATAATTTTCTATGAAGTTTTTATTAGCTTTTTCATGAGCATTTTTTAATTCTGGAGAACCTTTGTTCTCTATTGAACTTTCAATATCATTACGTAATGTTTTTGAAAGTTGTTTATACAATCCGCCTGCCGCTTTATCACTTGAATTAGTTGATTTTAATAATTGACCACCTTTTTCATCTAAATCACGAGCCAGCATAGTTGATTCTGTTATTGTGGGCGAAACAATAATTCCTTTTCTCATTAATTCGTCATTGGCTAATTGTTTAGGCTTCCCCTGAGAAACCATATCAGAACCTTTTTCTATTCCGCTAACTTTATTGAATAAGCTTTTAAATACAGGATTGATTTTATAAAAAGCTGATCCTTTAATACCTATTTTTAACTCTGATGCTAATTTATTAAAATTTGTTAAATCAGGCATAAACAATTCTTTATCAGCAATTTGATTTCTTTCAGTATAAATATCATTTTTAATCTGTCTATTTTTATAAAACGCATCTGTTAATGCTTTCTTTAGAGCATAATTGTTATCACCTTGTATTCCTTCAGGTTCAGTTTTATCAATTATATTTGATCCTTCTTCTTTAATTTGATTTTTAATTTTACCTAGTGTTGTATCAGCACCGCTAAAAGGTACTTCACTTGTGACATTTTCAAATAATGTATTAAGTGTGGGTGACTCTATAATACGACCCAAAGGCGTATTTGTTCCTTGTGCTGCTTTTAAATTAGCCTTTAATTCTTCTGGAGAAAGATGTCCTTTGAATAAATTAGCAGGATCTAATGACTTTATTCCTTTTGCGCCTCCTCGAACTGTGCCTTCTCCAATTAATGTCATTAAGGCTGCTTTCAATGGATCTTGATTTTGTCCTGTAGCATATACAGACGTGGCTCCAGAACGCTTAGCAAGTCCTTCTAGTCCTTTTGCAGCGCCTCCAATCTTTGCATAAGGCAAAAGACTACCAAGTGCTCTTAGTTCTTCATCACCCGGCTTAGGCGCACCTAATAATGATTCTTCTAAACCAGATTCAGGAATTCTTAATTTTTTAATTAAATCTAATGGATTTTCTTTTAGTATAGAGGCTAATGATCCCTGTGGAAGTTTATTACCAATGCCTTTAGAGGATAAATAACCTGAAATATTTGCTGGTATATTAGCAAAACCTTCTAATCCCTTTCTGACGCCACCTCCTACATTAATAATAGGTCTAAGCATGTCGGATGGATCAGTTATTTGTTTGGCTACATTTAAAGCATGAGATGGTAAGTTAATCAATGAACTGACTAAATCAGAAGGTAAAGAACTTAATGTCGATTCAACGTCCTCTCCTATACCGCCCCATCCCTGTTTTGTTTTAGACACATCAGTATCTGATTTATTAACATTAGGAAAATTTTTATAAATAGCAGTTTTTACTTGATCATCAGACCAATTATCAGGATGTGACATAGCTTGTAACGAACCATCAGGCATACGAACTTGAATGGTAGCCATTATTCAAATTCTCCTGTGCCTAAATTAAAGACCCTTCCTGATTTCTGAGATACATCAGAATCAGATTTTTGTTGATATTCTTCTGGTGATCTTAATGCTGATTTATATGTACCTGTTTCATTCTTCAATGTTTTAATGAATGATTTATAATTTTCTAATGCAACTTTAGGGTTATTCTGCCAAGTTGCTGGGTTTGTTAGTTCTGCTAGTTTTTCTTGAACAGAAGGTTGAATTGAATCGCCATAAAATTGACGAACTTGTTTTGCTAAAATAATAGAATTTGTTAATGCTTTTTGATAATTAACATATCTATCAGGTGCTTTACCTAATGCACTAGAGAATTGATCGGCTTTTAATTTTGTCTGTCCAGATAAACCACCATATTGAACCAAATGATCTGGATTAATTAAATTAATTGTTTTATCTATATTTGACGCAAATAAGCTTCTGTTTCTCGTTTGAGCATCAGAAATTGCTTTTTGTTTATTTAAATAAAGCTCATTTAACCTCTGCTCCTGATCTTTCGGATCAAGAGTTTGCTTTCTTCCAGTTCCCGGAACAAAACCTGCTTTTACATCTTCCATTTCTTGATCAATTTTTGCAACGGGTGTTGAAACTCTTTTATCTGCGGTACTTGTTAATTCAGTTCTATAAGCATTTAAGGCTTGTGTTTTACTGATATCTGAATCATACGCTTGTTTTGCATAACTATATTGAGGGCTCTTTTCACCATATTGTTGTCTTATTCGATCTAACCACATCGCTTGCCCTATAGAACCTGGCGCTATTTGACCGCCAAATGGCATTGATGCTTCACGTTGTAATTTTCCAATATTAGCTTGATCGAGAGCACGTGCTACTTCAGCAGTTTTCATTTCCGAGCCAAACTTTTGTGGCTCTTGTTGGACTAAAAGAGATTGCATAGCATTTGCTAATTGTTCCTTTTGTTTTTGCCTTTCAAGCTCGGCTGGTAATTGACCTGCTTTATATCCAGTCGCTAAATTATCGACAATATCACGTACCCAAGGAATACCTTGCGGTTCAATAGTTGCATAATTAACTGGTTGAAATGGCATGTTCTATTCCTTAGAAAAACTTACTTGCAGCAGTAGCGCCAGCAGGGCCCCCAAAATAGAAACCTGCTCCACCTGCGCCCATCTTCATTAATGAAGATAGCATATCGCTTCTGGATTTGTTTTGATTTGCCTGCCCCTGAAATGCAAGGCTTCCCTGCGTTCCATAAACATTAGACAAATCACTGGTTAAACTTTTAGATGCATCATAACCTGTATCGTATAGGTGTCTTTCGCCTTCCAAACCGGTATCTTGAATGCCTAAAACATTCTTTAACCATTGCTGCATATCGTCACCCATTAATGAATCACTAATATGTGCCTCATTAGATATATCATCCATACTGCCACGCATACCACCTGCTGCTGCTGTATTTCCCGCGGCTTTATTCATTTCATCACGCTTTAATTGAAAACTTTTTGAGGGCGCATACTTTGACATGATTTGCTCAAGAAAGCCGGCTGGATCAGAAGACATGGAGTTATAGATAGGATTAAATCGGTCATATGCCGAATTACCACGTTGGATATATGGATTATAATTTTCTTTTTCCATCCCGGGTATTTTATTATAATAAGGCATCGCAGCATCTGCTGGATTAGTATCATTGCCTCCAAAAAAATCATCAAAAATGCCCATGCTCTTATTCCTTTAAGTGCTGGTAATTGTTTCAATTACACCTGAATCTGTCTTGAATTGTAATTTTTTTAAATTATTGTTAAACCACATTGTACCATTATTTACATTAGGTTCTATGGCTATAATTTGTGCCGTAGTGTAAGAAGGTGGATTGATTCCTAATAAAGCAGGAGAATTAATTCCAACCGCCTGTAAAGCTGTTATATCGGCTAACAATGTATTAACAAAGTCATTAAAAAATGTGACTAAATTGTTCAATACCTGAAAGGTTTGATCATTGTATAAATGACTATCAGGCGTTAATTTTCCTTCCTTATCCGTATAAGGCATATCAAAAAATGCAGGCAATGAGGGAAGGGTCATTAATAAACCTCCAGAATGCCATTGCTACATACAAAACGCTGGAATCCCCAAAACCTTAATTGGACTGTAAATTCATTAGCACGCCCTAATTTTCGCCATCTTATTTGATTTCTAAAATTTCCGGCAGGATTTAAATCTCTCCCTACTACATTGCTAAATGATTGGTTTCCATTCTTTGAAAATGACATATCAACGCGAGGAATATTGTTATTAACTGTAAAATCGCCCTGTTGGGTTAACATATGTCCACCTTGTTGCGTTAAAACGAATCCACCATCTTGCGTTAAGATAAATCCATTTTCAGGACTTGATAGAAAGAATTTATTGACACCTTGCTCTATCCAAAAAGTAAACATTCGGGCTCTAAAGATAGAAGAATCTTCTTTTCTGATAGATTTACAAATTCTTATACGTGGTATTTCTTGACCTAAAGAAGTTATATCTGTGCTGTAATCATACGAGATGAATGTCGAATTCATTTCATATATACTTGCATCATTGATAGAAATGAAATAAGTTTTTTCATTAAAATAAACAACATCTCGTGCAGGATGATAATTCATCTTATCATCACGAATATCAAAAAAAAGTTCTGTATTAAAGTCATAAACCAACGTTAAATTATCTGATGCATGATAAAAAGTTAATTGAAAAAATAAATGACCGTCTTGTCGATAAAAGAAGGCAGTAGATTGCTCAGGGTGCTTAATCGTTGACAGGAGAAAATCGATACCGTCTGTAGATATTCTTTTAGTTGAACTTCCATCAGTTATCATAATAGACGGTGAGTTATTTTCATTTTGTGATAACCAACAAATAAGTTCTTCACTTGCCGCAATGGTTGATACCGATACCGTACCACTATCAATATTAAATGATTGAACACGTCTATAATTTTCAGCACCGCCTACTTGTGTCCACACTTCTCCGACTGTTGATCCTAATACAAGAACATTATTTCCTTTGCCCGGCAAACGATTAATAGCCAATGCAAAATCTGACTTTGTTTGAATGCTTAATTGTTTATTTAATTTAATAGTAGAATCGGTATCTCTTTCAAAGACATACCAATTCTGAGAATTTTGACTTAACTTCGATGAACCTATTAAAAAGAATGAATTATGATAACATACGCAGCTAGGAATAATTGGCTGCGCTAAAAAAGTTAATGTCTGCTTAGTAAATGTGCCAGTCAAATAATTATAAATATAAGCACTTTCCCCATCAACAATACAAATTTGATTTGCAAGATTTTCGGCAATAAATACATCGCCTGTCGTTGTATTTATTTGTCCTATAAAGATAGGTGCCAAATTAGCGTTTAACTTATAAACTGTTGATGACTCAATCGCTAGAATGAAATTTCCACGAACGGATTTGAAAAGAGCGCGTCCTTGACCCATAGGTAGAAGATTAAGGCGTTTTTTAAAACCTGCATAATTAACAAGCCAACCATCTGAAATGAACATATTATAGGTTCTTTCAGCACTTATTTTAGGATAACGGCCAAATACACTAGAGCCAACGACATTGACTGGTGCGGGTTCTACATTTTGTCGTGCACTCATAGCCATCTATAAAATCCATTTTAAAGATACTTTTATCCGGGTTTTTTCCATCCTTTTGCAAGGTTAATGAACCCGTAATTCAATCCTCCACGTTTTTGCAAGGTAGAGGTTTTATTTATCATTAAATCAAGAGTCCTTGATTTTTTGTTAATCCATGATTCATATTTACTAAGCTGTCTCATTACATTTAATGGTGTTTCCAGTTCATATTCAGAACAAATTCGATCAGATAAAGCATAGCGCAAATAAGTCAAATAAAATTGATCAATAGTAAGACTTAAATCTTGACCCAAGATGACCGTATCTAATCTAAAAACTCCATGAATTTCCATTGGATAAGTTCTATCCGGTTTAAAATAAATATGAAGATTTCCGCCGCCAAATTGTCTTTCCCAATACCATTCAAAAGGAAGTGTTCTTATATTTTCAACACGGCTTGATCCAAAAAATTGATTTCGCTTAGTGTATTTCATGGCATAACGCACTTGATCCAGGAAGAATACTAACGTATCGATCTGGGTCAAGTTTTGAATAGGGTAGACTTCCTGTCCTGTTACGAAATTAGCCGTATAGGTACTCTCGTAAGGTATCATTCCTTGATCAACATCTTTTTCAGTCAAAATATCATTTAACCACAAAAGACCATCTGATATTTGACCTCCGCTGACTGTTTCAAATTCACGTGATACGACGCCAGAGGAATAATACGATCCTGTAATAAGCTCTGTCGTCATATACGTCATTATCTTTACCTTTAAGGAAAGATTTATAAATTAAAGAAGATCGGTAAAGCCGCAAATTGTCAATGTTAAAGCATCACCTGCTACTACTCGATATCTAAAATTCATACCAGTTGTAAAAGAAATTGTTGGTATTTCCATAGTGCCAATTTGCACGGCTGCAACACCAGTCCCAAATCTAACCATAGGTGTTGCAGTACCGTTTAATAATGCAAAGTCAGCCGTATTTGTAGCTGCTGCGGCTGTATAAACAATTCCAACTGTTGCTAGTGATTCTTTTTTACCAATAGGAGCTTCTAGTGTTAAAGGTGGAACATAGCTAGCTGTAAATAGATCAACAGTTCCGGCAGAAAACGTAGTAGCTGTACCACCTGTGAGAATAGTTAATGGAACCTCATAATAATATTTACGATTTACGCCATCCCCATATTGAAACAGCCTTGTATTGATCGCAGAACCGTCTGTTCTTGCCCAGCCTATTCTACGAAACATATCGTAACCTTTAGGTAAAGAAGGACTAGTTGAGCTTAGTGATATTAAAAATCCAGTGGGCATAAATTTTGTTGAATCGCCAATGACAAAAACTGCATAAAACTTATTCGCAACTAGAACGCCGGTATCTATTCCGTTTAAACCAACTCTGCTCATTAATAATGATGTAGAGCCGCTCGACACAGATAAATCATTACTATTAGTGCTATCACGTGCCATTCCACTTTCAATAGCTAATGTATTGGCGGCACTTGTATCAAGTGAAAATCCGTTTACATAAAGTTCGCCAGCATTAACGATAGGGGTATTAGGTGTTGTCATTTTATTCTCCAAATTATTCCATTAATTTTTAACTGTGAGAAAGAGACCAACCGGCGAAATAATTTCACCGGTTTATAGTATTAATTAAACAGGCAATGCGATCATCATTGCATATTCATCAACCAATGTTTTTCCCCAGATAATATCATGTACCATCCCGCGCTGATTTTGACCAAACAAAGAACCATAGTATTGGCGTATAGATGCACCACTATTAGGATCAGTCATAGCAGACGTTGGATAAGGAACTTCTTCAGGTAATTTAGGCATCGCAAGGAACAAAGGATCACCTGCCATTAATAATCCGCATCGATGGTCTGGTAAAACACTAACCTGCATACCCGCTACAATCGCAGTATTAATATTTTGAGTATTTCCAGCCGTGGCTTGCAAAGGAGGAAAAATATTAACAGTTACTTGTGAACCAGCAGTGGAAGCTGCTGCCGCTGTTGCTCTAAACTGTACTGGAGATTGAGAAACCTCATGGCCAATAAATGTGAGGAATCGCAGATTAGTAAAACCAGAAACACCATCACTAAATTGGAATTTATCGTACAGTTTAATAGAATTAGCATCACTTGCTGCTGTTGTACCGCTAAAAGTAATTTGAATGACACCGCCAGCCGCATTGGTTACAACACTTACTACTGTTAAAATCGTGCCAGCATTGCCTTCAGTGCCTGCTAAATGGGTTTTAAGCAAGTTAGATTGATACCATTCGCAATTTGAAAAACGACCAATTTCCCAGCTATTTGCTTCACGATTACCACGATCAAGTGTAAATTGATTTAAACCGCTGTTAACAATAGGAGGAAATGTCAAGTCTGATAAATAACCACAGGTTTTATCTTTAGCGGCGCCAAAGTTTCTAAAAAAGGCTAATGAATTCGCGAGCTGAAGATATGTGCTAATTGGAGTAATCCCGTCGCCATAGAATCTAAATGTATTACTCTCAGCCAATGCAGCTACGTTTGCTTCAACCTTTGAACCAATTTCAGCAATTGCTGAACGTCCAAATTTATCCATATAATCACGAACGTTAAAAATGAACTGTTGCGCTGTAAATTCATAAGCAGTTGATGCTTGTTCATTTACTGTTAATTGTTGAACGCGCTGTTCGGCTGCTTGAAAAGTAATTACTAAACTATTAGTCGTAGTAAAACGTGGGGGCAAATCAAATGATACTGTATCGCCCAAGTTTTTCGGAACATCATCATTGAAGCGTTGGAATTTTTTGTTTGATGTAGAAATAAACGCAAAACTATTTAAAAGTAATGCTAAATTTGATTCGTTGTAAGTAATAACTTGTTGCAAAATATTAGTAGGCATCGCAAAGACTCCCTGTCAGAGAACAATTTGCAACGACTTATGAGTTGTATGGTTAGAGTTAACCTCTAAGCCAAGGTTGGTTTTGCAGGTCTTTAATACTCATTTTGCCGTTGCTACCGGAAACTCTGGAAGGTTGCAAACGGTCGAGGGGTTCGGATGTGCTTTGCGATCCAGCATCAGACTGCGCTTGTTTATTGGTACTAATAGATTGTGCCAAACTTGTCAATGCGCCTTGTGCTTGTCGCGGATTTCTTTCAGCAAGCCGATCAAGTCCAGCAAGCTTTAATGGATTCTTAGAAAGTTCATAGACAATATCAGCAGCGTTTTCCATTCCTGACAATAAATAAAGTAATTGTGGGAATGCTGCGGGGTCAAAATCCTTCGTGATCTCATCAAAGTCTTGATATGCGGTTTTGCCTTGCGCAATTTTTGAAAGATATGAATCAGCAGCGCGGTTCATTTCAGCTCTATGAGCTTCCATCTGTTGTTTCTCTTGGTGCTCGCGCATATCTTGATTAAATCTTTCTTGTACTCGCTGGTAAATAGCATCTGTATCAACATCTCTAGGAATTTCAGCATTTCGTTGCTGTTGTTTGGCTTGAATTGCTGACTCTAAGTCACGTTGGTATTTTGCCTCAGCTTCACGCTTGGCGTTATCTGCCGCTTGAGAGGATTGATGCGCAACAATCTTTGCTAGTTCATCCCGAGTAAAGAGTTTTTCAGGTTCTTTTTTAGGAGACGTAACAATATTATCCGCATTACCACTCATATCTGAAACTTGTTTTTCGTCCATTTATCATCTTCCATAATGATTTTTTGACCCGCTTCATTGCGGTAAGTTTCCTCGGTAACGATGGAGTCTCGCCCATTTTTCCGCATGAGTGCGTATGCCACGGTGATGCGCCGTGTCGCTAGATTTTTGATCTATTATAGATTATTTTCCTATTACACCACATTGTCAATACTTATTTAAAGATTTTTTATTGACCATTTTTTTGATTAACTTTTTATCTTGCATTTTGTCTTCATGTTTTGATTTGTCTTTCATGTTTCTTTTCATCTTAGAAACCTGTTTTCTTTGCATTTTCATAAAAATCCTTCTATTTTTTCATTTTCTTTGATGATGGCTTAATTGCTTTTTGTATCCATTTTTCAGCCATCTCTTTCTCCTATTCACTGCGACTTTCTTGACCTTTAAATGTTTCTCTCATATGAGAACTTATATTAATTGCAGCTTCCACGGCGCTGCGTGTGTTTTCAGCATCTAGTTCAGCAGACTTTAATTCATTTTGAACGTTTGCATTACGAATTTTACTAATGGTTTCAATAAATTTAGTCTCAGAATCTCTTTCTTTAATCTCAAGATTAGCCGCATCAACTTTAGATTTTTCTTGAATAGCCATAATAGCTACTTCTCCATCAGAAGGTGATTGAACTTCTTTTTGAAGCTTCGCCATTTCCATAGCTTGCTTTTTAGCATCAGATTGCATTTGCATCTGTTGCATTTGTGATGCTTGTTGCTTCATTGCTTTTTGCTGTGCCATCCATTCATTAGCTTTTTCTTTCAATTCATCTATACCGCGCATTTCTATATTATCGAGAAGTGTGGGCAATCCTTCTTCATTAAAAAAGTCTGCAAAGCCTTTATTTGCCTGCGACATAGCAATAACTGTTTGGAGCGCCATTTCTTTTTGCATAGCGAAATTCACCCCTGTTTCAACTTTAACCTGTAAAGTATTAGGGTCGTAATTCATATAAAGAGAACCTTTTTTATTTATCTCTTTAAATGAACGTTTACCGTTTGGTAAAAGAATAGGCAAGCTTCTAGGTGTGCGATAGTACTTAGGAATCAAATCAATGATGATCTGAGCGACTCTATTTAACCCTTTAATATAACCTACGATATAAGGAACAGACGTAGCATCGCCTTGTATTGCGCTCCTAGCAAATGCAATACCAGACATAGCTCCTTGATTAACTCCTTGAGCCATGTCATATGATCCCAAAATAGTTTGGGTCATTTCGTCTGACATCCTAAACGTATCTGAAATCTGAGGAGGAATAGGCGTGCGCATGACTTCACGAGGAGGAGGTAAAGTTACATTTGGATTATTAGAATCTAAAAAATGATTGTACATTAATGTATCAGCTTTTTGCACATTCTGATACGCTTCTTGGTAATCCTCTGGAATAGACTCAACAGCTACAATAAATTTATGTTGGACTGTATTTTCTAACTCGTTACCAAGCGATTGACCAGCAAAATTCTTTAAACGTTGTATACCTTCAGCATGATAAACATAAGGTCGAGTCATCTGCGTATAAGTACCAGATTCTTTGATGATAATACTATTACCATCAACAAAAACTAAGGGTAAAAATTTGAAATCTGTTTCTTTAAAATCTAATAAACGACTTTCACAAAAACGATAGCGGCATATATATTCAATAAGTGTTTTTCTTTCGCTAATAGGAATAGGTGGCTGTTCAATCAATCCTCTTTTTTCCCATTCCTCAATAAATCTTTTATATTCGTCTTTCGTTACGCTATGACCATTTGATAATTTATAAATAGTCGCACGTTTGGTCTTTTTCTCATAAAAATCACATACTAAAACAATTTCTTCTTTTTCGTTTTGAAAAGACCAGTCAAAGCCTGACAATGCACGGGTATAAGTCATTTCTTTGGCTATTTCTTCTCCAAACTCGTCTTCAAATTGCTTTCGAGTCATAGGATAAAGTTCAGCGCAAAATCGACCATCCCCTTTATGTGATTTACGCGCTAATGGATCAAAGACAGTAAGTGTAGGATCGAATACACGTTCAACACAGATATTTTGCTCAAAGCTCATTTCATTAACGTATTCAGTAAATACGCGCAAAACAGAAAAGCCGCCAGCTAATAAATCACTGTATACATTATAGTCAAGCATATCATTGGCGCCGTCAAAAAATATAGCGCGCAAATGGGCTTCTATGACTTTTAATGTCTCAGTAAATTCACGAGTTAACATCGGCAATGGAATACCATCAGCCGCACGAACAGTTAAACTGGGTTGTTGTTTAGCAAATTCCCCGCGTTTACGAGAAACAAACGATTCTAATATGTTGAATTCAAGGGTAGGGTAACCATTATCAGCAAGTGTCGCTGCTTCTTCATCTGAAAGAGAAGTTTTAAATACGAACTTAACAAATTTTTCAAACCGTTCAACATTTTCGTTATTGTATTGCTGGGCTTCTTCAACATACTTTTTAAGATCGGGTAAACGGTCTGTATGTAACTTTGCGAGTTCCGGCATTCCTTGCCTCTCCTGCTCTGATTTTTCGATGCAGTGATTGATTCATATTTTGAACCATTCGCTTTTGAGACTCCTGTCTCTTGTCAATATTGTATATTGTTTTTTCAATTAATGCGATACGTATACCATCTGATAATGTATCAGCTATATCATCAAATGAATGGGATTCATTTGCCGTAATTTTTGACATATGAGTAGTGCACATTCCTATATGTCTAGCTCCAGTGGTAAAAGAAATACGTCTTGATGAAATAAAAGGCTGCATTTCAAGAAATCTTTTAGTTTTGCTCCCTGATTCACGGGTGCGTTCAATTTCCCTTATGTGAAGACCTCTAATATTCTTAAGTGTACTAATAAGGGTCACACCAGTTGATTTTTTTTCTATTCCAGCAATCATCGGAGGTTTAGGATGCAAAGTACAATTTGCATAGAAATCGATAAATGCCTGTTCTAAGTCTTTAGGTTCTATACGCAATTCAATACAATTTAGCCAGTGCAATCCCAATTCTCCAATTTTCTTACCAAAGTTTTCTATTTCATAGACGCCAAAAAAGCTAAAAACAGTAGCATCATTCCAGGATTTTTCTGTTTCTGCTGTATCCGCAATTACAAATGTACAAAATATATCTGGCTCTTGATCTAACTCAACAAACCATTCAGGTTTAAATAATGCGCCGCCTGAAGGTAAGGGATTTTGTTGATATTGGGATGCAAAAACATAAGGAGACTTCTCTTGCAATACTAATAGTTTTTCTTTGGGCATCATTTCAGGATAAAGAGCATTTCCAGCTATATCTAATCCTTGGAGTATAGTTGTATGCCATTCATCTACATCTTTACCGCTCGTTAAATAATCGGTTAAATCTGATTCATGTACGCGTTGACCAACATAAATAATAGGAACATTAATACCACGAACACGCTGTCTTATTGTTTCATCATAATTATCAATAACACCTTGTCTAATAGTATCGGAATGCGCTTCATCAGGTTTATGCGCATCGTCAATGATTACAGCGCCACTGAATCTATCTAATCCCGGGCATCCTCCATCATGGCCAGTCACCGATCCTGAGCTCCCATAAGCTCTCATTTGACCGCCATGAGTCGTTTTAAATCGATCTTTAGCCCTGCTATCTGGATCAATACCAACATCGAATAAATAAGAATACATTTGTGATGAAACAATTGAACGAATAAAAGTAGTATGCTTTGTTGCAAGATCATGTCCATATGAAATATATAGAAAATTTGAATCTGGAAATTCAGCCCAACACCATGCTACAAACATGCTAACAAAAGTTGATTTTCCACACCCGGGAGGTAAATTAATTATTTCTCTTAAGAGTTCAAGCCTTTTAATTTGTGTAAGTGATCTGCACACAGTAATATGATGGCTTTCTCGTCCAATTGGCTGGGAGACAATGAAATCACGGCCAGTGATATGACGAAAAAAGTAACGGGTAAACTCAAGGAGAGAACCACGTAGGCGAGAAGCTTCTTGTTCTTTTTCATAATCAATTTTCATCCTTAACTAAATTCCTTAATTAACTTTCCTTGTTAATTAAAATTAACTTAAATTCATTCAATAAGATCTTTCCACTTACATTCACTAACTGTCTCGCCTTTAGAATTAATATTTTTAATTATAATTTCACCAGATAGACAATCCTCTCTAAATTCTTCCCCAATTTTTTCAATCTCTTTCTGAAGTTCAATAGAATAATCAGGACAAATATAAAGTATTCCATGTTCTCCGTGGATATGGCATTTTTGTGAGTTCATATAAAGATAATTCCTATTTCTTTTTCTTACCCTTAGATCGTCTTGCTTCGCTAAATGCAATGGCTATCGCCTGCTTCTGTGGCTTTCCGGCCTTTACCTCACGAGACACGTTATCCGAGAATCCCTTCTTACTTTTCGCTGCTTTTCCTTTTAAAAGGGGCATCTTCAATCCTCCATTCTGGATTTTTATTGATAAAATTCCTTATTGAATCAATTTTACGTCTTCTTGTTAATCCACGTCCATAATGATGCTTGTGATGACAATTGGCACAAACAACTTCTAAATTATCAATATGATTGTTTCTCCTATCATGATCTATATGATGAACACACAAAACCATATCATCATTTATTCCACACCGATTACAAATATTTGGATAATGAATTAAAGCCTTTGTAACATAATTCATTTTTCCAGTAGCTATCATATACATACCAGAGCATTGTCTTGTGCAAAATTGAGCTTTTAATCGTCTCGCCTTATCTAAAAATAATTCTCCACAAAATTTGCAAGCTATCTCTTTTTGATAACACCCTTTAGGCTGCCTATCTGGTCTATACTTATCCCTGCATTTTGCAGAACAGTATTTTGAATGCTCCACAGTTGTTGTGTATTCAATTTCACAATGATCACAATTTCTTTTTCTTCTCTTAAAATGATAGCCACTCTTTCCTTTCTCAAACTTCTTTAAGTTTTTGATACCCGAATTACTTTTACCTTTTG